ACTGATGGAGAGATCAAGGGCAAGTGCGGAACTTCTAAAAATAAAAAAAGACCAGATCGTTGTTTACCTCGCAAAAAAGCTCAAAGTCTTTCTAAAGAAGAGCGTGCAAAAACTGCTCGTAAAAAGAAACGTGCAGGAGCAAAGGGGAAAACTGTGGTTTCTAACACTAAAAAAGCAAAAGTTCGTAATATGGAAAGCGGAGGTGTTGTAGAAACTAATTCTAAACGTAAATTTAATGGTAAGAGCGTACCCGGAACTGCTGTTGCAAGGGGTTGCGGTAAAATAATGTCTAACCGAAGAAAGCGCACACGAGGCGCTGTAAGTCAATCATAAGGAGTTTTATATTATGGCTATGAAGAAAAAAGGCTACCGAAATGGCGGTAAAGTTAAGAAAATGTCCAAAGGCGGGGCGGCAGGCGGTAGAAAAGTACGCCGTATGTCCAAAGGTGGAGCCACAGGTGGCAAAAAAGTCATGCGTATGACAAAAGGTGGAGCCGCTGGTGGTAAAAAATCACTTGCTTCAGCAAGAGCAGCACTTCCTGCTGGTTATAAAATAGTTAAAAAGTAAAATATGGCTTATTTGCACAGCAATATACCTTATTTTAAGGCATGGGTTCGTCGTGAATACACTCATAACCATGAGGATTATCACGGCGAATTTTTGCACGCTATGGTTGTCGGCGTAACAACAATACCAAACAGATGTTTGAGTTTTCAGGTCATATTTACTGGAAATGAGGCTGAAGGAGAAAAAGAAGACACAGTACATGGTGGTGCTATGTGGGCGCGTATGCCTATAACTGCGCTTGTTGGTGACATTCCCCTAGAAGAGTGGCCTGAACCAATGGAAACATACGATGCACAGCCTTGGGACTGTGCTTCTCATCATAATTCTGTGTATGTCATGGATAGAACTACTCCTTGCCCTTGGATGGCTAAAATAGATGGTAAAATGCACCCAGCAAAGTATTTATTTACTGTAGACTACACTGAATCAGAAATAGCGGATGACCCAGCGCAACATAAACAAAGCCATGTGCTTCAATTATTAGATGCTGGAGAATGGACGGGTAATATTGTTGCGTTACCCAATAACCGTGTGCGTGTAACGCACCCTGCTTGGTTTCAAACAGGCGAGGGCGCTCCTGATTTCAAGCCATCTCAACATATACACTATTCAAAAAGTGATTTAGACTATACACTAGATGTTAACAAGGTTTTCGATAACCTTTATAACGAGGAATAACATGACTGTATCAGGCTCCAAAGACTTTGAATTAGATGTAGCAGATTATATTGAAGAGGCTTTTGAGCGTTGCGGCCTAGAAGTGCGTACAGGGTATGATTTAAAGACTGCAAAACGCTCTTTGAACCTTTTATTTGCTGATTGGGCCAATCGTGGCTTGAACCAGTGGACTATTGCTCAAAGAAACTTCACTGTTACCTCTGGAGATGGTGATGAGTCTCTAGGAACTGATGTTATTGACATATTATCTCTTGTTGTTAGGCGAGATGGCACTGATTTCTCTTTAAGTCGCATTAGTCGTGACGAATATCTCAGTATCCCAACAAAAACCACGACAGGACGCTCAACGCAGTTTTTTGTTGATAGACAGATAAATCCAGTGCTTAAATTGTGGCCTTTACCCGATAATAGTACCGATGTGGTCCTATATGATGCTCTAATACGCCTAGATGACGCTGATAATTACGTCAATACTATGCAAGTTCCCTTCCGTTTTTACCCTGCTTTAGCGGCTGGTTTGGCCTATTATATAGCTCTAAAACGCGCTCCAGATCGCGTTCAAATGTTAAAAACGGTCTATGAAGAGGAATTAACGCGTGCAATGGATGAAGATAGGGATCGTGCGTCCTTCAGAGTTGCTCCAGATTTAAGGAATTATAGATATGTCTAAATATGCCACAGGCAAATTTGCATACGGCATATCTGATCGTTCAGGGTTCCGTTATCGCCTGAGAGACATGAGAAAAGAGTGGAATGGCCTTCTGGTTGGTAAAGACGAGTGGGAGAGAAAAGAACCGCAACTTGAGCCTTTGAGGGCGATTCCTGATGCACAATCTCTTAGAAACCCACGTCCAGAACAGAATTTATCTGAACAAAGAAACATTCAATGGGGGTACAATCCAGTAGGACGCGCAGATGATGGCGGATTAACCCCTAATAACTTAGTTGCAACTGGATCAGTTGGTAGCGTTACGGTGACAGAATCATGAGCTTTACATATGCAGAATTAAAAACAGCTATTCAGAATTACACTGAGAACACAGAAACAACTTTTGTGAATAGTTTAGATATTTTTATAAAAAACGCAGAAGAACGGATATTAAAGATTGCTCAACTTGAGGTTTTTAGAAAAAATTCCACAGGCGCTTTAACTTCATATGCGTAAGACCCCACTAATTCCCAGTTTCTTACTCTTCCAGCCGATTACTTGGCTCCTTTTAGCCTTTCATACACTAAAAACAGTGTTAAAGAGTTTTTGATGTTTAAAGATGTAAACTTCATTCAGTCTTTTAACCCCAATGTTTCTACTACTGGAGAACCAAGATATTACGCACAGTTCGATATAACTCACTTTATTATAGCCCCTACTCCAGATGCGGCCTACACAGTAGAGCTTCATTACTTCTATAGACCAACTAGCCTTACCGCTGGCGCTGATTCTGGCACAACTTGGCTAAGTACGAATGCGTCTGTTGCCCTTTTATACGGCTCTCTCATTGAGGCGTACACATTTATGAAGGGTGAGGCAGATTTAGTACAGAATTACACTCAAAGGTTTACTGAGGCGATGTCTCGTGTCAAGAACTTTGGTGAGTCTCAAGAAGTTACAGATGCTTATCGCACTGGAATGATATTAAGGGAGAAAACATGATACCTAGTATGAATATTAGCCTACCTGACGATTACAAAGTAGAGGTTCACACCTCTAACGGAAGAGGCTTTAACCCTGAAGAGATTGCAGAGCGATGCGCAGATAAGATTCTTTCTGTTTCTGATAGCGCTCATCCTGCAATTCAACAGCAAGCACACGCCTTCAGACAGCGTATAGTTAAACTAATAGAGTTTTATCTAGCTGATGCTGTGCAAAATGACAGAACTACTGTATATAACGCATTAACCGATGCAGGACACCCAGAACTTGCATCACTAATAAGGAGATTGTGACATGGCCTTTAATGGTAACTTCATGTGTACGAGCTTTAAGAAAGAGCTTCTTGAGGCCAAACACAACTTTTTGAATAGCGGAGGAAGCACTTTTCAGCTTGCTCTGTACACGAACAGTGCAACATTTACTGCGGCAACAGAGGCGTACACTTCCACTAATGAAATCAGCAACACTGCTGGTAGTGCATACTCTGCCAAAGGTAATACTTTAACACGAGTTGACCCTACGACTTCTGGAACTACTGCATTGACCGACTTTGCGGATAGCTCTTGGTCTTCGGCTACCTTTACGGCACGCGGCGCTTTAATATTTAATGACAGCGCTAGTGGTGATCCTACTGTCCTTGTTTTGGACTTTGGTGCAGATAAATCAGCGAGTAATGGTACATTTTCCGTTGTATTTCCAACGGCAGATGCAAGCAATGCGATTATTAGGATAGCCTAATGACTGATGTTGTTGTCGCCTTTTTAGGGTGGAACTCTTCTAGCCAAGGTTGGAATGGTGGCACTTGGGGCAACAACGTAGCCTTACCCGGATCAACCGCTTCTGTAGGTTCAGTTACGGTTGTTGGTACTGCTGTACAACCTGTGACGGGATTAACCTCGACAGGATCGGTAGGATCGGTTACGGTTACAGGAACAGCTAGTGTAGCAGTAACGGGGATTGCAGCCACAGGCTCTCCCGGTGCGACTACAGTAGTAGGAACGGCAAACCTAACTTTAACTGGTGTTGCTGGCACAGGGCAAGCTGGAGATGTTTCCACACTTGTCACAGGCGATGCTAACGTGGATGTTACAGGTTTGTCCGCTACGGCAAGCGTTACACCAATTCAGGTTTTGGTGTGGAGCAATATTGTTCCTGATCAAAATCCGAACTATAATGAAATTATTCCTCCCTCCTCTTCTTCTTGGAGCGAGGTTGCAGCATAGGAATTTAAACAATGGCTAGTACATATGTCAACAATTTACGCCTTGAGGAAATCGGCACTGGCGAACAGTCTGGTACTTGGGGCGATACTACGAATACTAACTTAGAAATAATTGGTCAGGCAGTCGCTTGGGGAACCAGAGCTATTGCGAATGACTCAACGGACAACATTACGATTGCAGACGGTGCGCTAGACGCAGACAGATGCCTTGGGCTGAAGCTCACAGGCGGCGGTCAGGCTTGTACTGTTAGTCTGTTGCCAAACACTTCTTCTAAAACTTGGTTCATGTATAACGCAACGGCTGCGGATTTGACCTTCACATGCGGTAGTGGCGCAAACGTAGTTATTCCAGCGGGTCAGACAAAGGTTATTGCAACAGATGGTTTAGGATCAGGTGGTGTTGTTCACGATCTTCTTACTGCTGTTAACTTAGCAGGAACTACAGTTGTTGATGATTTAACGGTTAGTGACGATCTGACGGTTACGGATGACATGACTGTTGGTGGCACTCTTGGTGTGACAGGTGTTTTAACTACTACCGCAGCCACGGTATTTAATGGTGGGTTTGCTAGTAATGCTGACTCCACGATGGGAACAAACAAAAAGTTAATCTTTCGAGATTCTGCAATTCACATTAGCTCAACTGCCGATGGAGATATGAGCATAGCCGCTGACGATGAGATAGACATAACCTCAACACTTATAGACGTTAACGGTAATCTTGATGTCTCAGGCACTGCCCTAGTAACAGGCGTCCTGACCACCACGGCTGCAACTGTGTTTAATGGTGGGTTTGCTGCTAATGCTGCGTCTACAATAACAACTGCCGATAACGCAGCACAGCTAACGCTTATCTCTACTGATGCTGATGCAAATGTTGGTCCTATATTAAAACTACACAGAAACTCTGCAACCCCTGCTGATGATGACGTTTTAGGTAGAATACAATGGATAGGGGAAGATAGTGCGGGAAATGCAAATACCTTTGGAACAATTCAAGTAATTGCCACTGATGTTACTGACGGTTCAGAAGATGCAAAAATGGTATTTTCTCCAGTGCTTGCTGATGCTTTTCCTGACTCATTAATTTTAACAGGAGCAGGAGCTACGTTTAACTCTGATGTAGACCTTTTGCAAGGTAATCATATTAGGTGGAAACACCAAGCTGGTGGCACAATAAGGGCATCTATTTCAGCAGAGTCAGCCGATGATTTACAGTTCAACACAGGGTCATCAGAGACTGCTCGTATGACCATAGATACGAATGGTCTGGTCGGAATTGGGACAGATTCGCCTAGTGCTGGTCTAACAGTTCAAGCTGCTGATGGTAATGTAGGTGGAACAATAATGATTACATCTACAGGAGTAGCAAGTGCTGGTATGGCTTGTGATGCTAATGGGTTAAATTTTGGTGCTAACACTGGTGGTTTTGTTTTTAAGACAGGCGGTTCAGCTAATGATCCAACAGATTCTGGCACAAGCAAAATGCAGCTAACATCTGGGGGAGTTCTTGAAGTTGGAGAAATTCAAGAACAAACACAGGGTACTGACATTAGCGTAACAATGGTAAGCGAAGATGCTGGTCTGGCTCTCACCTCTCGTTCAGCTACGGATGCTCATTCTGGATACCTATCTTTTGTAAAAACTCCTGCCACTTCTGGGAATTACACCGCAACAGCCAGCGGTGATAGACTAGGAGTTATTAATTTTGTCGGTGTTAATACTGCTGGTGGGGCTGATAACGGTGCTCAGATCAATGTTGAGCAAACAGGCACTGCATCAGGGACTGTCCCAGCAAAGATTGGTTTCCTTACTAATGAAGTCGAGGCGATGAATATTTCATCTACTGGCTTGATCACTAG